CTTGCGGCCGCCTGGTGGTTCACCACCATTGGGGGTCTAAACAACTTCTCTGCCTTAGTCCATGCCATTTGTAGGCATAAGGGTTAATGGCGCTGGCAATCTGGTGTCGCACTTACGGGAAGAAATTCCTCTCGCTGCTGTGCGCAGTGTAGGTGTTACACTGGATTGCCCTGCAACTTCAGGTGATGGGATATGTTGCTATGAAACTCGTAGTGGCCTCTATCCCCGTTTAACTAACACGGGGGTGTTTTATGCTTTATGAGGACGCCAGTTTATCTGGCACGTCGGTTTTTGGTCTCGCTATTCCGGTTACAGGTGGTTATTGGTCGTACGGCCTTATGCCGCATAACCTTTCCTCCATTGCCGAACATAGCGTGGCTTTGGCCAACGATCCCTTTAGAGCTCTACTTGTGAAGCTCGAGTTCCATTACTCACCTTACGATATCATCGGGTCGGCGGGTTTTTCCAACCCCGACGGTGAGTCTGGCGTTCGTACTTTCCAAGGAGTTAAACCATCATCTGACACCAAGATAGGTAGGCTTCATAAACTGAAGACTATCTCAGACGTCCTACGGTTTCTCCAAGGCCCAACGAGCCCTAACGAGACTGCTAGGAAAGAAAATAGTGTTGGCCACATCAATATGATAGGCTCTGTGGTTTCCCACGCTCATCCACCTTTGGATGACCACTATTCGTCTCCGTGGCGGTTCTTTTACACAGCCGTCATCGAGGATCTTGGTACTCCTTCAAAGCCGTACTATGCCGCTCGGCATGGCACGGCCTCTCAGTATTCCAGCTTCGGAGACGTCGATCAGGTTGCCTTTCATGGGCTTACTGATCTCCGTTCCCGCATCAGCGAAGGGGAATTCTCCGCCGTTGGTGTGAATCCGCCATTCCAGTATAACTATAAGGTTGATAACCTTTCCTGGAATGTATCCGACGATACTGTGTCGCGCGTATTCTATACAGTTGAGAACACTGCCTACGGAAATCCAGGGGATGGTATTACCGATTTCCTCTGGTATAAGCGAGTTGGTATAGTTGTGGATTTCGACTGGTCCGAGGCTTCACAGCCTGAAACCTTAGACGTCCCATTCCATTTGTACTACCACTTGGGCGTTAACTTAAGCCTCGGTTTTGTACTCTTGGAACACTACACCAGATCCGTAGGTGAGATACCCGTTGTGTACACCAACAATGTGTCGTTGATGTCACCTCTATCTGCCTTTGACCATGTTAATTCTGTCGAACTTACTCCTTGGTTCGTTACCGAGGATTATAACAGTAAGTTGCCCGATCTTCTGGGTTACGACGTCACCTCTCGTCAATGGTATGATAGCAACTCTCACTCTTTTGTGAGCTTTGCCCGGGTATGTACTGATCTCTCCTCTGACATGATCCCAGCCGCTTGTTTGGCCCAGGGAGATGCATTGGATACAGGATTCTCTACCCTGTCTTTCAACATGTTGGAATTTTTCGTAGAGCTTAGGGACCTTGCCAGGCCCCTCGAGTTTGCTCAGCAGCTTAATCGGCTGCTGACTAAGTCTCGTAATAACGGGGACATGATTTTCAATGTCCTCAAATCACTGGCAGACTGGAAACTCCTTTATTCGTTTGGGTACGCCCCGACGGAAAGAGGTGCTCGTGAGATAGCCTCTAAAATAGAGGGTTTTGCTCGCAGGTGGGAAATACTTACCGGCTGGCAAACTTTCTACGGCGTTTACGAGTATGAACCGACCACAGATGAGTTCCCCTTCATTGGGAGTACACTTTTTCCGTGTAAACTGATCGGCAGGTCTAAGCTTCGTTTGCGGGTTCCCCCGGACTCGCTACTTCCTGCATTATTGCACTTAGATCAGCTAGGTTCTCTTCCTACCCTGTCCCGGGTTTGGGACACTCTTCCCTTTTCTTTTATACTGGACTGGTTCTTCAATATTAGTGGCAAGTTGGAAGTTGTTGACTTGACCGCTAAGTTGGCGATGCTTGAAGTTGCCTATGTGGTGAACTCTATCTCAATGATAGCTCCGTTCTCCGACAGCGACCAAGATGACTACGGGTTTTATTCCGTAGCCCCTTCTCCAGTACAACGGCCGGCTGGGTATAAATATTTTGCGAGATACGTACTTCCGTCTCAACAAGTATTTACCCCTACCCGCTTTGGTTTCCTCGCAGGTCATGGCGTGCCTGATTATTGGCTCGCCGGTTCCCTGGTATTCAGATTGAGTACATGATGGCCCCCGTCCGCCGTACTTAACGGCAGGGTTGTCATGGAGTTTTATTGTTCATCTCGAAAGGAGATAACATACCATGTCCGTAACATACACAATTCCCATCGTTGCCCAGACCGAAGCTGTTGCTGATCTGGACATCGTCCGCATTCTACGTTCTGCCACCGCGAAAGTAGATACTAAGGAAGTCGCCAATGGCGGCTCCGAAACTATCTATAAATTCGTTGCTGGCGACGCCGCACACGTCTCTGAGATCAGAGTCGGTGACTATCCCCCGAGTAAAACCGGGAAGGCCTATAACAAGTCGGTTAAAATATCGACTTGGGGTAAAGCCGTGGATGGCGCTGGTGCGGAGGTGTGGACACCGTTTACAATCACTCTGGCTTCGTCTGACTTAGCCGGCTTAGGGATTTTTGTCCTAGCCGACTACATGAAGCTTGTCCAGATGGTTTTCTCGGTGCTGGTCCCAGGCCATACTGCCGGCGTGCCTTCTACGGCAGCTGTCAGTATCCTGCAGTTTGGCGCCACTGATATTCTCAATGTGACGCCATAGTATGTTTGTCCCGAGGGTAACCCTACCCTCGCAAGCCGGCCCAGTTACAGTCATCCTCGACTGTGCCAAGGAATTCAAAAACCTTGGTTACTGTGCTTGCCCCCACGTGGATTGTGAGAAAGACGATAAAAATCGCAACAATTTCGTCTTATTGCGAACATGCTGGGTTTCCCTTTTAGCAGATTCCCCCTTCGATACAGCTAAGCCCGTTAGCGTTATTAGGCGCTTCTGTCGAGATCTTTTCGACATCCGAGGGACTATAGCTTTGTTCTCCACACTTGGAGATGCAGTGTGTAAGTCAGAGCAAATTAAGGAAGACGGTTCCGTTATACGGAATTTCATTCCTGCGATGACTCGTACGCCCATTTTCAGGGAATACCACCACTGGTGGAGAACAGGTGATCCTCATGCGCTTCGATACGTACTTGGTTTTCTTAAGTACGGTAAGAAGGTCTCGTGTGTAGATGAAAGTTTACATACCACTGCCTTTCGCAAGTGGCAGGAGACAGAGGATCGGTTAAGGAACCTTGAGTTACCAACTTTCGTTGAGAACCTTCGGCTCGTTTGTCGTTGGTTATTTTCGGATTTTAGTCTAGGCACTATTTATCCCTCGCATGGAGGGGGCGCCGTGGCGGAGCGAGACATTCGTGGTGTTCAAGCCAAGAATGCTTTACTCACTCTTAGTCCAAAAGTATGGAATACCTACTTTGTAGACTCTATATTTAATTGTACTGAGACTGGTGACTTTGGACTTCCTGACTTCGAAGGTACCTGCACCGTAGATTGGGATCAGACAGCTCGACTGATGTTCGTGCCGAAGGACTATAAAACCAGCAGATCCATAAGTATGGAGCCTATTGGTTTTCAGTTTGCCCAACAGGGCGTCCTTTGGTATTTTGAGCATTATCTGAGCCGGTCAAAAGTCAGCTCCTTTGTTGACTTAGACCGACAGGAGGCTAACCAGGAAGCTGCCCAGTATGGGAGCTTCACTGGCCAGGTCGATACTATTGACCTGTCTTCTGCATCGGATAGTGTTGCGTGGAAATTAGTCCAACGGATTATGCCGTCGAACCTCCTTCGGCATCTCCACGCAACCCGGTCGACCCATGTGAGCTTCAGGCGGGACTTCCTCGTCCCGTACTGTAAACCTCAGGGCGATGACATTGTCATCTCCCCCCTGAAATTTGCTCCCATGGGGTCGGCATTGTGTTTCCCAACACAATGCTGCATCTTCGTTGCCACTGTGATCACAGTGGGCCTGATCCAATCACTTGGGAGAGACTGGAAGGACCCTACCGCGTTGGTGGGTGTTGATTTGGACAACCTAATGCAATATTCTTTTGGGAAGTTCGGAAAGACATCCGCGGGACGGTTTCAACCGCCTCAAGTTTATGGCGACGACATCTGCCTAGATCATAGGCTCCTGTTCAACGTCATGGATGCCTTAACGGCTATGGGATTCACTGTGAACCGAGAGAAGTCTTTCTTCGGTCAAGATACGTTCCGTGAAAGTTGCGGAAAATATTACAGTCGTGGACACGATGTGTCGTTCATACTGCACAGTGTTAAGCCGTTAGATGAGGACCGAGTTAATGTCGAGACGCTGGGAAGCGTGATCGATCTGGCCAACAGGGCGCGAGAGATGGGATACCTCCGGTTACGGAGTACACTCATCAATTTTGCCTTGCGACACAAGTTTCCTCGTGTTGCGCAAACCAGAGCAGGGATTAATCCAATTCTCTTCACTGAGAATTCGGACGATTCCTTTGCCATATTGACTCGGAGTAGTGATATTCGGAATACCCACCTCCGACGCCGTAATTACGACGCCTCTGATCCTCCTCTCCGGAGGGCTCAAACCGCTCAGATGTTTCAGCGGGATGAGGTTCAGAGTATCACTACTGTACCATGCGGCAAGGTCCTTTGGGAGGACCAGTATGAGAACTACTCATACACCGCTTGGTGGCGTTCCCAGCGGGGGAAGCGTGATCAACTGAGATTTTCTCAGTCGCTTTCCCGAGCTGACCGTCTTTATACAACGGCTGCCTTCCGTTGGACTGGAAGGTAGAAACTCGTATTAATGTTGGG